AGTGCCATCAACAGCTCCCATTATTCTAGCACCTGTTTCTAAATCACCACCGTCCATCCCTTGAAACTCTATACGTCCAAGAACGTCACCATCTTGAACAACGGTTGTTGCCGCTAAAGAAGTGCCTCTGCTTTTCCCCATGATAAAGGCTGCACCATCTGCATCATTACTGTTTTGTACCATGCCAAAACCAGCATAAGGAGATGTACCAGCCGACTCTAGTTGCATCATTACGGCAGTGCCATAAGCATCAAACTCTGTCTTTGCGTTTTTACCTACAAAAACCATGTCTTCACCACCATCCACAAAGAGCATATTGGCGTTACCGTTTGATTCAACTCTGAAATCTCGATCATTACTTCCATCATTGATAACAATACCTGTAGCATCCATTACCATTTCTTCTGTGCCTGCTACATCAAAACGTATTTTATCTTCATCAGAACTCTCCTCGACCATAATCTTCGTGTCCGAGTCTGCGTCTATAAGTTGATTAGCTGTAGTACTTGTAGTATTTGTATTAGTAATAGCTTCTACTAAGACATCATCAGGAGGTGCAGTACTAAATGTAAGTGTAGTACCACTAATACTGTAGTTAGACTTTGATTGGTAAACTCCGTCAAAGAAAACTTGAACATTATTCTCATGCACCGGAGCTACGCTAAGAGTCAGAGTAGTGTCTGACGCATCTCCTGTCATTGTATTTATTGTGTTATTAGATCCACCTACAGTTGTTGTGCTGTGATAGACTGTAATAACTCTACCATCTGCAGGAGCTGTAGCAAACGTAAGCGTAGTTCCTGAAACAGAGAAAGTATCGTGTGCTTGGAACACACCGTCTATAAAGACCATTAAGTTATCTTCATCATCTGGAGCTGTAGAAAGGGTAAAAGTCGTGTCCGAACCATCTCCAGCATAGGTATTAGTATCCATGTTAGTACCAGAACCGCCTCCAATAGCGCCCCAAGAATCTGTATACCCTTCGAATTTTCCAGTTGTACTGTTATATCTAAAGTAACCTGCTGCAGGGCTTCCCGGACGTTGTGCTGTAGTTCCTGCAGGTACATGAACAGCGTCTGTATTAGAGCCGAGATCGAGACTTACATCAGGGCTTGTGTTTGCAATACCAACCTTTCCGCCCGATGTTACAGTCATCTTAGCTGTTGCAGCTTCACTAGCTCCTGTCATAAGCTGTAAGCTTGTGGCATTGCTTGATGAGCTAAAATCACCTTCAGAGATAGCTTGTATTCCTGCAGCTACTAATATAGCATCTGTGCCTGTGCCTTCATCAGGAGCTTGGAAGTTTATCTTACCAATAACATCATTAACTGCTATGTCTGTTTCACCTGTTTGAAGTGTAAGTGAAATAGGCTTATCATCTGCAGTAGCTGTATGTTTTAATATAAGACCTGTATCAGCAGTATGTATTATTTTAACTTCAGAGTCTGCTCCGAAAGTTACTTCAGCCGAATCCGATGTTAAAGCAAGATTATCTCCTACAGTAATATCACCATCAGAGCTATATATAACAGCTTTTGAATTGACTACTGTACCTGCTGAAGAACCATCAAGAAGATTTAGTTCTGCAGGTGTAGAAGAAATAGCAGTTGTTGTAGCTGCTGCTAATACTGGAATATATCCACCTTGATTTATTAAATACTGTGTGTGGTCTGCAGTAGGATCAACAATACTTAGTGTAGTTTCGTTAGCATCTGCTGTAGCTCCTTCAAAGATGATAGCGTTGCTCGCTTCCATCGTAACAGTATCAACAGTAGTTGTAGTACCTGCAACACTTAGGTTTGGAGCTAGTAGTGTTCCTGTGCTTGGGTTATATCTTAATGCTCCTGTATCGTCTAATAGTCCATCAGACTCATTATGAAAAACGATAGGGAAGTTAGTATTTGCTGTACTGTCTGTAACAGTAACTGTAGCTGAAGTACCGCTATATCCTGACGAAGTAATAGTTCCTAGTGAAGAACCTCCGTCTGCAAAAGTAATTGTTCCACTATCTGCATCTAATGTTATTCCACCGCCTGAATCTAACGTAACTGTAGTACCTGCAAGTTCTGCAGTACCATCTGCTGTTATTTGAATATTCGCTGCTGCTGCTGCGTCATCTGTTGTAACAATATCTAATGTTCCGTTAGTGCCTGCTGTTATAGTAGCAGTATCACTAGAAGAACCTGTCATTGTAATTACTTTACCATTTATAGCAACGTCATCAACTGTTAAAGCTGTAAGAGTTCCAAGACTTGTTATATTTGTTTGGGCTGCAGTCGTTACTGTAGCTGCTGTTCCAGAGGTATTACCTGTAACATTACCTGTTATATTACCTGTAAATGTTGAAGTAACACCTGTAGAAGTCAACATTCCTGTACTAGGATTGTAAGTTAAACCTGTGTCTGTTTCAATTCCTTGCGTACCTGTTGCGCCATCAACAAAAGCTGGATAAACTGTTTCATCAGTACTGTTATTTGCACTAACTGTTACACTTGTAGCAAGGTCTGCTGTACCTGTAACATCTCCTGTTAAAGGACCTGCAAAAGCATCTGAGGTTACTGTGCCATCAAAAAAGGCATCTTTAAATTCAACAGAACTTGTTCCTAAATCTATGTCATTATCTGTAGAAGGTACAATAGCTCCATTTGTAAATGTAACTTGATTATCTCCTCCTGCTGCAACAGTTATTACATCTGAGCCTGAGAAAGTTATAGAGGTATTGGTATCACCATCACCAGCGATGCTATCTAATTGAACTGAACCTACGTTAGTAATATCTGCATCGTTAAAACTTGTAGCTCCTAAAGAGTTTGCAGCAGCCGTAGAAGTTAATCCAGCAGCCATTGTAACTCCACCACCATCTGCTATCTGTATAGCATCATCACCATCTGTAAAAGCGATTAAAGGAGTTTGTAATTCTGTAGTGACTTCAAAGTTTGCAATAGTATCTATAGAGCTTTCAAAGTAAGTTTCAAAGTCAGTAAGAGCAACTTGCTTCATTGTGCCGTTGTCATTAACAACAACTCTATCTGCATCGGCTAGTGTTGTAGATGATGCACTTGTGTCACCATCCATTATATTTAGTTCTGCTGCCGTAGCTGCGATTGCAGTACCGTTAAAGTTTATAGCGTCTGCATAGACAGTTCCATCAAAGTAACCATCTTTAAATTCGTATGAGCTTGAACCAAGATCAATATCGTTATCTGTAGTAGGAAGTATAGATCCGTTATTAAAAGTAAACTGAGTATCACCACCTGCTGTAATAGTAATTACATCAGAGCCACTAAAGGTAATTGAAGTATTAGTATCTCCATCGCCTGCAATGCTATCAAGCTGTACTGCGCCTACGTTACTTAGTGCAGCATCTCCAAAGTCTACTGCGCCTGCAACAGTTAGTGTACCGGATACATCTACGTTACCATTAATATCAATAGTAGTAGCATTAATCTCAATCTCTGTATCGGCTACTAAGTCTAAAACACCATCTGCTGATTGATATATGTAAGTACCTGAATCACCAAACTGTAGCTGATCTGTACTAGACAACAAAAGTCCGGTATCCGCAACATGTGTTAGGGATACGTCTTGGTCATCTCCAAAATTTATTACTGCGCCATCGGCAAGGAATAAGTCTGAAAACTCTAAAGAGCTTGTTCCTAGTGCAGCACCATCAGAAGCATCAGGTACAAAAGCTGTAGTAGCTGTAATAGTTGTACCTTGTACTGTACCAGAGCCTGTAATAGAGCTACTAGCTGTTATAGTTGTAAAAGCACCTGAACTAGCTGAGTTAGCTCCAACAGTAGCTCCATCTACTGTACCACCATTTATATCTGCTGTATCAGCTACTAGAGCATCAGTAGTTACTGTACCATCGAAGTAAGCATCTTTAAACTCTACAGAGCTTGTACCTAAGTCAATATCATTATCAGTAACTGGTACAATAGCACCATCTTGTATTCTTATTTGTTCTACGGCTGCACTAGATACTTCTACATAGATTCCCCATCTATTATTAGTACTGTCTGACTCTATTTTATTAAGGAAGTCCAGATCACCTATACGATAGATGTTACCACCTTGAGCTGCTGTACCATCATGTCTATGTCCTGTAGACGATGCGCTGCTTGAACTGTAAGCAAAGGCATTTAAAAGTTGATTATATTCGTTATTAAAAAGTGCTGCTGTGATGGTATCGCCATCTGACATAGAACTTTGTCTGGTATATGTTTGAGCCATAGTTTAATTCTCTCTTATTATTATTGTCTTCCTGATGGTCTATAGTTTATATATAATCCATTTAATGTGTATGGAGCATTTGTATCATTACTAAAAATTTTAAAGAAGTTACTATATCCGCTTCCTGTTAAAGCCTGCCTAATTAAAGGCTGTGATTGCGCACCTAATATATTCGTTCCAAAAACAGCAGTTCCAAAAAGAGAAGGCGTAGGTACTTCTGTAAGAGTAGCATCTAACGGTTGAGGAACATCGGTACTATCGTAATCATAACGTATTCTCAACGTTGGTTGTATTTCACCTTCTGGTGATATAGAAATTTTAAGATAATCTAAAGTCTTTAAAGTTCCAAAATCTCCATAATCAAAATCAGGCGATTGATACTGTGCTACTATATTAGTTTCTGTACCTGCAGGGTTAAAAGAGTTACCTGTATCGTGGTTATAAACATACCCATCTCTATCTCCGTGATATGTTTTCTCTTTACCTGAGTAGTTAAAACCAGAAGTAACAGCAGGAGCTTGTATTCCGGCTGTCTCAGCCCATTCAAACCCTTCAGGTCTTAACGTACCTATAATTCCCTTTGATGAAGCAGCCGAAGCTCCGCTAGTACTATAATACATTCTATATTGCGACTTATCTCTTAATACTACACTACTAAATTCATATGTTGAATCACTACTAAGAATAGTATTAATAATAGGTTGTATAGCTTTACTTACAGTTCCAAGTTCTACGTCACCAATTCTTGCTGTACCTGCAATCGTTCTGAAACCATCAGGAGCAAGAAAGATCAAGTCACCTGCAAACTCTTGAATAGTCTTACCATCTACGCAACCTACGTTTTTAGTAACTGGTACAATAGCT